AACCCAGATGCTGCCAGGGGTAAGGATGCTGTATATGTACTATTAGAAGAAGCAGGTAAGTTTCCTAATTTAAAGGATTCTTATATGGCTATTGAACCTACATTGAAAGCAGGTAAATATATAACAGGACAGATTATTATATTTGGTACAGGTGGTGATATGGAAGGTGGTACAGTAGATTTTGCTGAGATGTTTTATGATCCATTGACTTATAACCTAATGCCATTTATAAATACATGGGATGATAATGCAGAAAATACTAGTTGTGGATTCTTCCATCCTATATTTTGGAATATGGATGGTTTTTATGATAAGCAAGGTAACTCACAAATAGAGGAAGCTACTAATCATGAAATGCAAGAAAGAGAAAAGATATTAAAGAATTCTTCTAATGGTATTGGGGTTATTCAAAGAAGGGTACAAGAATACCCACTTAAACCTAGTGAAGCATTCTTAACTGTATCTACTAATGACTTTCCTGTTACTGAACTTAGAAATAGATTGAATATAGTAGAAAGAGAAAAGTTATATGAAAAGAAAGGACAACCTGTAACATTGGTTAAAGAAGATAATAAGGTTAGAGCTATACCTGATTTAAAGAATGAGTTGGAAGCAGTATGGCATTATAAACCAAAGACTTTGGATTTAGCTGGATGTCCTGTAATATATGAGTATCCTATGGCTAATCCACCAAAAGGATTATATAAGATAGGATATGACCCTTATCAGCAGGATCAAAGTTATGGAACTTCTTTGGGTGCTGTATATGTATATAAGGGTAATGCTACATTCTCATATACAAGAGATATGATTGTAGCAGCTTATGTAGGTAGGATGAAAACTGCTGATGATACTCATAGGATAGTAGAGTTATTGGCAGAGTTATATAGTGCAGAGATTATGCATGAAAATATGATTAGGGATGTTAAGTCATATTTTGAAAAGAAAAGAAAGTTACATTTATTAGCTGCTCAACCTGATGCTGTTATATCTAAAACCATCAAGAACTCTAAGGTAGCTAGGATATATGGTATTCATATGAATAGTGAACTTAAAGATGCTGGTGCTAAATATATAAAGCAATGGTTATTAAAAGAGAGAGATATAGATGAATTTGGAAATAAAGTATTAAATTTGGATTTAATATCAGATCCTGGATTATTAGAAGAACTGATATTGTTTAATAAAAAAGGAAACTTTGACCGAGTAATGGCATTTATGATGATTATGTTTCAGTTAGAAGAGGAAGGAGAAAAGGAATATAGTGAAGCTGCACAAAAAAACAAAACTATAGAGTCGTTACTTAATTCATATAAAAACTGGTATTCTAAACAATAAAACTATGATAACTAATTCTGATGGTAATTTTAGTGTTGCTATGCCCAAACACAGGGTAACTAGAGCACAAAAGAATGCTGACAATAAACATTGGTATAAAAATAACTTAGACTTTTTAGATAAAAGATCATTTTCACAAGTAGGATTTAATGGATATGGATTGGATACTTTTGATACTAATGGTGTATCAGAGTATAAAAGAATGAAAGTGAATTATGACTTATTTAATAATATTATCAATATTCGTGACTTTGAATATGTAACTAAACCCTTTGGTGCTCAAGCTGGTGAACTACCTGCTAACTTTGTTAATAGAGATATTATATCTCCTAAGATAAAGATGCTATTGGGTATGGAAATGAAAAGACCTTTTTCTTGGAAAGTAATGGCTGTTAATGAAGAAGCTACTACAAGAAAAGAACAGGCTCAATTTGGAATGATGAAAGAATATGTTATTTCTGAAATCATGAAGCCAATAAGAATGGATATTGAGAAAAGAAAGATGGAAGAAGTTCAAGGTCAAGAACTTACACAAGAACAACAGCAACAAATACAACAACAGATAGAAGAAGAGTTAAAGGCTATGACTCCTGAAGAAATCAGGAAGTACATGGAAAGAGAACATCAGGATCCTGCTGAAACTCTTGCTCATCAACTATTAGAATACTTAGTACAAAAAGAAGATGTAGCTACTAAATTTAATCAAGGGTTTAAACATTTATGTATTGCTGCTAAAGAGATATTTTGGGTAGGTATCCTTAATAATGAACCTGCAATGTCTGTTATTAATCCTCTTTATTTTGACTATGATAAATCTCCTGATGTAGAGTTTATTGAAGAAGGAGAATGGGCAGTATGCGTATATAGAATGTCACCATCTAAAGTAGTACAATTCTTTGGTGATGAACTAACTAATGCTGAAATAGATAAGATATATTCTTACTATACTCAGAATATGAACCATGTTGTAGATGCTAACTTTACTTTTAATGTAAACAAGGAAGATGAGGGTTGGACTGTAAGGGTAGTACATGCTACATGGAAAGCATTAAGAAAGATAGGTTTCCTAACTTATATGGATGCTAATGGTGAAGTTCAAGAAAGATTAGTAGATGAAGGTTATACATTAAACAGAGAACATGGTGATATATCCTGTAAGTGGGAATGGATACCTGAAGTATATGAAGGATATAAGATAGGTGTAGATATATATGTTTATTTAAGACCTGTACCTGGACAGTTTAGAGATATAGATAATCTTTATGATTGTAAATTACCTTACATTGGTGCAGTAATGGATACTACTAACTCATTACCTACATCATTTGTAGATAGAATGAAAGCATATCAGTATTACTATGATATCATCATGTATAGAATAGAACTTTTAATGGCATCAGATAAAGGTAAACTATTAATGATGAATATTGGTATGATTCCTGAAAGTGCAGGTATAGATGTAGAAAAATGGTTATACTTTGCTGAGTCATCTAAGATAGGATTTCTTAACCCTAATGAAGAGGGTAATAAAGGTGATTATTCTATCCCTAATGCAGTTAAAGAGATAGACATGTCTTTAGCTTCAGATATTCAAAAATATATCAACCTGGCTGAATATATTGAAAGGAGAGCAGGTGTATCTGTAGGTATTCCACCAGAAGCTGAAGGACAAATAGGACCAAATGCTTCTGTAACAAATACCAAACAAACTATGATTCAAAGTTCACACATCTTAGAACCTGTGTTTGACTTACATAATCATGTTAAAAGAAATGTACTTCAAAGACTTATTGAAGCAGCTAAGATAGCATATACAGATCATCCTAACTTAAAGATAAACTATTTCTTAGATGACTTTTCTAAGCAATTACTTACTGTAGATGCAGAGTTATTAGAAAATTCAACTTATGGTATTTTTGTTTCTAACTCTACTAAAGCATTTGAAGTTAAAGAACTTGTATCTCAATTAGCACATGCTGCAATGCAAGCTCAAAAAATTGATCTATCTGATGTTATTAAGATTGTAAGAGCTGATGGAGTACAAGAAGCAGAAGAGATGTTGTTAGCTTCTGAATCTAAGAAGAGAGAAGATATGCAGAGAGAGCAAATGATGCAGTTACAAAAACAACAAGAAATGCAACAACAAGCTTTTGAACATGAGAAAGAAATGAAGATGTTTGATAGAGAAACAGATTTGATGAGAGAAGAGATTAAAAATAAGAGAGAAATACAAAAACAAACTATTCTTTCAATGGGATTCTCTGAAGATAAAGATGTTGATAAGGATGGTAAATTAGATGTTCTTGAAGTAGCTAAACAAGGAGTTGATATAGACATTAAACAAAGAAGACAAAGTTTAGAAGAGCAAAAATTTAAACATCAGCAAGAAGTAGATAAAGAAAAAGTAGATTTAGATAAAAAGAAGAATAACAAAAAATAATAAAACGTAATTTAGAAACAATCAATTAGTATAACCAATTTTTAAGATTTAAACTTAAAAATATTTAATTTTCAAACTTAAATTTGTAAAATGTATGAGTACAGAAAAAGAAGTAAGCTTAGCAGATTTTAATTGGGATAATGGAGATGATTTTTTTGGCACTACAACATTAGAGGATAAAAAAGAAGAATCCTCTTTTGGAGAAGAACAAAATAAACCATCCAAATTAAATGAAGTACAAGAGGAAGAAGAACCTGAAAAGTTAGGTCCACAAAAAGAAGAAAAAGAAGTTGAAGAAGATTTCTTTGATGCAGAAGAAACAACAGAGGAAGAAACTTCATCAAAATCTTCACAATGGTCTAGTCTTTATAAAGAACTTAAAAGCAAAGGTGTTATTAGTATTGAAGTAGAAGATGAAGAAATAGATGCTGATAAGTTTATTGAAATTCAAGAAGAAGAAATTGAAGCTAGGTTAGATGAAACAATACAAGCTTTCATGAGTGAACTTGATGATGATGCAAAAGCATTTCTAAAGTTTAAAAGAGAAGGCGGAGATACAAAACAGTTCTTTGATATATACTCCAAATTAAGTGAAATACCTGTACTATCTATTGATGATGAGAGATCTCAGGAAAGATTTTTAGAATACTATTATTCTAATTATGAAGACCTAGATATAGATGATGTTGATGATAAGATTCAATGGTTAAAGGAAACAGGTAAACTTGGTAAGTATGCTGAAAAGATTTATGATCAGTTACAAGAAGATGAAGAGCAAATGAAAGCTGAAGTCTTAGAAAGACAAAAGAGAACAGCTGCTCAACAAGAAGAGCAAAGAAAACAACTTGTAAAAGATCTTAAACATACTATAGATACTACTGGTGCAATAAAAGATTGGAATATAACTCAGAAGGATAAAAAAGAACTTCATGGGTATATGACAAAACCAGCAGTTAAAGTAGGACCAAATCAGTTTCTTACTCAGTTTCAAAATGACTTACAAGGAGTATTTAAAGACAAAGAAAAAATGATTCTTTTGGCAAAGATTATTAGTTCTGACTTTGATGCTACTGACCTGAAAGAAAAAGCAAAAACTGAAGTCATCAGAGAAACAAGACAAAAAATAAATAACCAAAAGGCAAATCCATCAATTAGCACAAAAGGTTCTCGCAATAAAGGGTTAGCAGATTACTTTTAATTTTAAACAAATTTTTTAAAAATGGCACAATTAAATAATAAGTTAGTAACCAAGCAAATGCCTTGGCATGCAAACATGACAGACCTAAATCACTTGGGTGCTGCTCTAATTGCAAAGCCACATGTATTTGAATCAGTAATGACTAAGCTATTTACAGCTACACGTTATTCTGATAATCCAATGACTTACATTTTATCTTCTACTGCAAAAGAAGAAGAAATTACTTCCAATGAATGGGAATGGGGATTAAGAACAGGTTCAACTAGACCTTTGGTAGTAGTTGAAAATGTAGAGCCTATCAGCAATACAACTCCTGGTAAACTTAAACAAACATTTAAAATCAAACTTGATGAAAACTGGTTTGTTCCAGGTGATATTATCCACCCAGGTACAACTAACAAGAAGTATCAAGTGAGAATTCAAGAAGAACCTTACAGACATGGTAAAGGTTGGGTTTACACAGTAAGATTGATGTCAGACAATGGTGCTGATTTCCTTCCTGTTACTTACCTTTCTCCAGGTACTCAATGGGCAAAGTTATTCTCTCAATATGAAGAAGCTGGAGAACAATCAGGTTCAACTCAGTACTCTCTTCCTATCACATTGAGAAATAGACTTTCTCGTTTTAGAAAGAAATACCAAATTACAGGTGATGCTCACAATCAGGTTTTGGCTGTTAAAGTTCCAGATCCTAATGGTAAAATGCATGACACTTGGATTAAATATGCTGAGGTTGAATACTGGATGCAATGGTACAAAGAACTAGAAAGAGGTTACTGGTATTCTCGTAGTACAGACTCTGTACTTGGTGCTAATGGCAGACCTATCTATTCTGGCCCTGGTATCCAAGAGCAACTTGAGGATTCTCACATTCATCGTTATACTCACCTAACTGCTACTCTAATTGAGGAGTACTTGATGGACATTTTCTACTCTCGTGTTAAGCCTGGTGGACAAAGAAAGATCAAAGCATTTACTGGTGAATATGGTATGATTATCTTCCATCGTGCAATCCAAGATTGGATGGAGAAAAAAGGATTTATCCAAGTTGTAGACCAATTGTTCATTGACAAAACTACATCTCCTTACAATGACCAAGCTTTAGTTGCTGGTTATCAGTTTGTGAAATATAGAATGGCCAATGGTGCTGAACTAGAGCTTATCCATAATCCTCTATATGATGATCGTGAAATCAACTTTGAAATTGATCCTGTTACAGGTTATCCTACAGAATCAATGAGGTTTACATTCCTTGACTTCTCTGGTGAGAAAGGTGAATCTAACATCAAGCGTATTAAGAAAAAAGGTGGTATGTCTTTGATCTATACTGCTGGTTTGATTACTCCTTATGGTCCTGTAAACAACAAACTTGCTTCCCACTCTGGTGACTACTATGAAATGCATGTTAAAGACCAATGTGGTATCCATATTGAAGATGTATCTCGTTGTGGTGAACTTATCCTTGCTCGTAACTAGAATCCAATATAGGAGAGGGGGAAACTCCTCTCCTTACTTATATTTCACTTCAATCCAATTTTTTAATTAAATAGAATTTTATGTCAGAACGTAATCCAAATTTAGTAGAGTTAAGACCTATAGAAACAACAAAGTGGCATGGTAAATTAGGTAAAGATAACTTTAGTCAAGATCAATCTTCACAGATTTTATATGATGCACAAACAGGTAAATATGCAACTGGTCTAACAGAAGAAGAAGCAGAGAAATATGGTAAGCTAATGGGAGTAGATTTAACTGATACTTTTAATCCTAATAAACCACATGAGTTTTGGGGTACTAAAGCAGCTCAGTTAAAGTTCCCTAATAGAACACTAATACTTGATGCATCTAAACCTTTAGACTATATTAAGATTAAAAACTACAAAGCTTCTGTATATGTAGCTAATTCAGAAAAAGAATATCAAGAAGGTAAATGGCCTTTAGCAACACACATTCTTTATGATGAAGGAGAACATGTTGAAATTGAAGCTCACAAATTGAATAAAAAGAAAGAAGCTTACAAGATTATTGATAAGCTTACTAAAGAACAAAAAGTTTCTTTGATACAAATTATCTTAGATATTTCAGTAAGAAAACAATCCAATGAATTCATTGAAGTTAAACTTGCTGAGATTATTGAAGGAGAATATATAAATGAATTTTTGAAATATTCTAAAATGGATAAAAACCAACTATACATTAAGGGTATGGTGGTTGAAGCTTTATACAAGAATATTTTAACTAAAGAAGGTGCAGGTATTTATTACATGGGTGATATACTTGGACATAGCATAGAAGATGTTACAGAGTACTTTGCTAATCCTCAGAATCAAGAGATTAAAGCAAGAATATTAGAAAAGTTAAACTAATAAATAAATAGTGGGACATGGATGCTAGAGCAATGCATTATGATTTAAAATTTAAGCTTAATAAAGTGGATTCTCAACAATTCAGAAACTTAAAAGTTCCTGAAATTGACTGGGCACTTAATGAAGCACAAGAAGTTTTTATCAAAAACATTGCTGAACCAAGAACCAAAAACGGTTATGGATTTGAAGTGAATCAGAGGAGTATAGATGATATTAGAACTATTGTTGTGAATAATCTAACTCCTCTTCCTACTATCCCATTTAATACAAAGTCTGATACAGTAACATTACCTACAGACTATTTGTATTTCTTATCAGGCTATGCCTGTATTAAAAAAGGAGATTGTGAAACTAAAGCTAGACTTTATTTAAAGCAGCATGATGATTTACATGAAGAAAGTCCTTTTGACTGTAGTTCATTTGAATGGGGAGAAGTCAATATAAGATTTTTTGAAAATGGACTACGAGTATTTAATGATGAAACCTTTATTGTCGATTCCATATGTGAGTTTAATTACATTAGGAAACCTAAATATATACAAAATGCTCAAGATTATGTTGGTGGAACTTATAAATTACCTGATGGTACTATACTAACAGGTTTCCAAAATTGTGAGTTATCAGAACATACTCATAGAGAAATTGTAGATATTGCTGTACTAATCCTTACAGGACAAATGCAGATTCCTGATTACCAAATTAAACAAGCAAAAATCAGTCTTTTAAACAATTAAATTAATTTAAAAAAATGAGTGCAAATAATCCAGTTTTTCAAGTACTTGTACCTCTAGATGACCAAGATATTTTAACAGCAGGTTCTACAGTAACTGCTTTAGTTCCTGGTCAAATTGGTGTATTCTCTGCTACTACTGGCCTATCTCAAGATGCCACTACTATTGTTAATGAAAGAGCTATCTTTTTAGCAGTAGGTGTTGACTCTGATGGAGATGGTTTTGTAGATACAATTAATACTTCTGCAGGTCAAAACATTCCAAGAAATGACATTGATGCTTATAGCTTTAGATGTTATAACCCTCAACAACCTAACATTGTAGATATTACAAACTTTACTAAAATTGAGTGTGAAACTACTTACTCTTTTAAAATAGAGTTTAGAGGTAATTCTCAACAATATCAAATGTATGGTTTTAATCAGTTTACAAAAGTATTCTCTGTAACAACTCCTTGTTGTGGTCCTGGTTGTGATTGCCCAAGTGGTGATTGTAATAAGCTAGCAGAACTATTTGTTAATGCAGTTAATGCTGACAAAGATGGTGTTGTATTTGCTCAATACCTTGACTATACTACAACTCCAGGTTCTCCTGTTGTAGTTACTGACCCTGTTGCATGGATTGCAGACCCTGCTAATGCTGGTCTATGTTTAGGAGTTCGTTTAACAGATGTTCCTTCTAAGGTTTACAAATATTGTGATGTTCCTTTGAGATATTACAAGATGACTCAATTCTTAATGATTGTATCTCTTATTGAAGACCTTAGCTGTGAAGCTAAAACTACTACTTTCCAACTTCCTTCTTTTGGTGAAGGTGATGGTAAAGATATTAAGTGGTTAGAGTATGAAGCAGGTGGATATAATGGTAAGCCTGGTCCTTACAGAGTTGGTGAATTAGCTGGTACAGCTATTGGCAACTTTGAAACATTCTCTAGTTCTACTGGTAAATACAATCAATTGAACTTACACTATTCTCCTCAAATTGTAGGTGGATGGGATGAGTACAAAAACAAGATGAATACTATTGTAGCTGCTGAATGTACTGTAGCTAATAAAACATTTGCTGCATTACTTCCTGTTCTTGATGCTTTCTTCTTAACTCAAGGATATGAAGCAATGGATTCTGTTCTTGCTAATTGTGATTGTTCTACAGTTACTTTTACATCTGATTATGATGATGTATCTGCTGATGGTTTAGGATAATCTAAATTTATAAAAAAAGAGAGAGTATTTCTCTCTCTTTTTTATTTTTTTCATTCTTTAAAATTTAAATAAAATGGGAATCCCTAAATATTTAGAAGGAAAAATTAAATCTATAATTAAATGTTGTACTGAAGCTATTCAAGCTGCTATTACTCCTAATAGTCCTACATTTCTTATTAGTAGACCTAACCAAGAACCATTTGTTCTTGATGGCCCTAATAATGATCAAGCTGTTGTAGGTATGGCAGATTATTCTGAGTTAGGTGTTGAAATACTTACAGGAAGACAATATGTAGGAAATGATGTTTATGAACAAAGATTTGAAGTTCCTCTTACTACTACTGCTGGTAATGCTACATTAGCTAACACTTTAGTTGATAGACTATTTGAAGTTGATATAGTATTTTTTGAAGACATCACAGGAGATAAGTATTGGTTAAATGGCACACTTAATACTGTTTGTGATGCAACATTAGTAGTCAGAAGTAATGGAGATTTAGAAGTTACTTGGACTACTGCTCATACTGCAGATGCTCTTTTTGTTTATGTTAGATACACAAAAATATAAAAAATGCTAACACTATCTAAAACAACAGATTGTAGTTATATAAAAATAGAGTCCGATATTTTATCGGACTTTATTTCTAATCCTACCAATTACACTAGTTTTACAGTTACTGGAAAAGTTAACTGTTGTACTGAATCTAATTATACTCAAACTATAATTGGAGATCAAATAGATCTTAGTGAATGGACTATAAAATTTCCAACCACTACTACTTCTTATATTAATGGTATTTGGTTTGAAAACATTTATACTAATGCTAGTTTTAATGTATTGACAAGTCCATTACTTGTAGGAGATTATAGTTGTTCTTTAGGAACTATTACTGCTTTATTTCCAATTGTTGAACAATACTTTGTAGATAACTTTGCTATAGTTCCTATTCAAGATTATACTTATGATTCTGTAACTGGAGAATGTATATATACTATCTCAGGATTACCTTCTTCAATTAAACCTAAGTATTTTGAAGTAGAAACTAGTTCTATAGTTACTAATACTTATTTTAGTTTCTTACCTATAAATAATGGTTTCTTTGATGGAGCAGCATTATTATTAGACCCTATGTTTTTTGCTCAAGGTCTTACTTTTCAAGATAGTGTATATACTATAACATTGAATTACATTAATACAGAAGGTAATATTATTACTGAAACTAATTGTTTCTTTTTAGATTGTAATACTGCTTGTACAGTATCTACAAAGATAAAAGAATTACAAGAAGCAAGTAATGAAAAAAATGCTACTAATATCTTTTTATTACATTACACTCTAACTGAAGGTTCTAATTGTGGTTGTAATTGTGATGAACTTTGTGAAATATTTACGAAATTGTGCAATAATTTAAATTCATCTTCTTGCCTTTGTGGTTGTGTATGAAAACAAACTGTAACATAGTTAAAAACATGTATGACAGAGTAATCCGAAGAAAATTTGGATTACTCTGTACTGATGATTTATCTAATGAAATATACTTAGAATCTTACAGAAATAGATTAGACTGTGAGATAGTTGATACATCTTGTTATGGTGATAACAAACCATGTGAAACTACAACTTATATACCTTGTGGTTTTACTGTAAATATTACTTATGAAGTAATAGATGAACAATATGTATTTACTGCAACTCCTACTGGCAATGTTGGTGTTGTAACTTATACTTGGGATTTTAATCCTTTTGCATGGAATGTAATAAGTATTACAGGAAATGTAATGATATTAGAACCAGCATATCCTATAGGTGGATCTTTTATTTCAGTTACAGGATTAGACACTAGAGAATGTCCTGCTGTAGACTTTATTAAAAATGTAGAATATTATACTGAATTAGCTTTAACTACAGATTATAAATGTAAGGTAGGTGATATAGGAGATTTCTGTATTACAGTTGTAGGTGGATATCCTCCTTATACTTTAGTAGGAACTCCAGGTGGTGGAGAAATTATAACTACAAGTGGAGGTTCATATTGTGAATCTCTTTTAAATGGAACTCCTTGGAGTGTATATGCTATAGATTCTCAATCTAATGTAACTCCAATTAATTCAGGAACTATAGTTTGTCCTTTTGATTGTGGTAGTGTTACTATTATTCCTGATGTAATTATAGATTGTTTAGTAGATAGATTAGGAAATTCAACAGGTCAAGCTTCAGTTACTGCTAGTCCTTTTGGTGGTACTGCACCTTATACTATTACAATATCAGTTAATGGTGCTACCCCAATTCCTTTTGTAAATGGATCTATATACAATCATGATGATGACATTGAAATATTTGTAGTAGATGCTAATGGATGTGAAGGATACTTTATGGAAAAGATATCTTGTCCTCCTACAGTTCCTGGTGGTTTATTTGATGATTGTGAATCATTAGCTACTTTCTTAAAAGATAATGCTTCTTTTGCTGCACAAGTAACTATTACTAATGCTGCACTTGCAATAGGTGGTGGTTACTTTATAGACTATCAAGTTGAATGGATTAGTTTAATTCCTTCTCCATTAACTACTGCTAACTTTCCTGTAGTACAAGCTACTATTACAAATAATACAACTACTAATTTAGGTAGTTTAACTGTGTTACCTTCTTTTGCACCAATTAGCAATCCATACACATATAGTGGAAATGTAGTTACTAATACTCAAGTAGATATGCAAGCAGGTTATACTACATCCCCTTGTGGACCTACACTTAAAGCTTTTATTCCAGGAAGCCCTAATTTAAATTTAACTGTTGATTTAGATTTTACAGTAGTGTTACCTAATGGATTAATATGTCACTTATGTGGTACAGGATTATTTAGTTTAGACTATGATCCTTGTAAAACTCCATTTACTCCTGTAGATCAAACTGTACCTATATCATTAAGTATATGTCCATAATTTAATTAACTTAAAATATTATAATGAAATGTTTACTGATCCTTTTATTGGCCATTCAATAATGTCTATTTTAGCTTTTCTATTTGCTTCACTTGTAGGAGTTTTAACATGGGTTGGTAAATCTATTATTGCAAAAATAAATGTTATAGTTCATAATCAAGAAAATGATGCTATAGATAGAACAAGCATAAAAAAAGATATAGATGTAATTAAATCTGATATGAGTGAAGTTAAAGGAGAACTAAAAGATATTAATGAAATAAAACAAAAACTAACTAAGCTTGAAACTAATGAAACTCATATTATTACTAATGTATCAGCTATTATAACTAATATGGGTGATGTTCAAAAAAAACTTAGTGAGTTATCTGAAAAAGTTTCTGTTCATGAACAAATAATAACTAAACTTAAATAACATGCAAACTTTAGAAATATTAAAGAAATATCAAAGACCTATAAGAACTGTTCTTTGGACTTTATTAATTACTCTTTCTTATCTAACTTGTTTATATGGTTCAAAACCTTGCCCTGATGGATTTGTAATTGAAACTATACTTATAGCAATGTTTATAGATATGGGTATTTATACTATAACAAGATCATTTGAAAAAACTAAAAATATAAATAACAATGGGAACTAGAGATGATATCCATAAAATTAAACAAGCTTTAGAATGTGCTTGTAATAATAATACATATTTATCTACAATGGCTACAGTAACTCTTAGAGCTAACTGGACTACTATTGTAGGTAACTCAATTGATTACACTTATGATGCTAATAATAATGTAACTGTTGCTGAATACTATACTGGTGCTACTCTTGTATTTACTCAAACATTTACTTATGTTGGAAACAATTGTACTAATATAACTACTACATAATGTATAAGATAAATCCCTATACTACCAAACTTGATTATTACAATCCAAGTCCTGTAACACCTTTTACAGTATTAGGTGGTACTACTGGTACTCAACCTACATTTAGTGGTCCACCAATGTTTTACGGTAATTATATACAAACAGGTGATTTAATATATTTTGATATTCAAGTTGACTTTGATAATATATTAACTTTTGGTACTGGTCAGTATTTTGTAGAGTTACCTTTTGAATCTAGATATCCTACACAAATGAGAGATGGTTGTGTACATGATACTTCAACTGCAAAACAATATTCAATTGGTGGACATGTAGATGCAAATAGTAAAGTATTATTATTAAACTATATTGGCCCTAATGGAAGAGATGAACCTTTTGAACATAATGCTCCTATTACTTTAGATACGACAGATAACTTTCATATTTCAGGAATGTATATAAAAATATAATAATATGTCATACAAATTAAATCCTATTACTAGTAAATTAGATTACTATAATAGTTTAGTAGAAATACAAGTTGCTGCAAGTGATGAAACTACAGCTATAACTGCTGGTACTGCTAAAGTAACTTTTAGATTACCTTGTGCTTTTACTTTAACTGAAGTAAGAGCATCTTTAACTACTGCTCAAACAAGTGGTAGTATATTTACAGTAGATATAAACTTAGGTGGAGTATCAGTTTTAGGTACTAAATTAACTATTGATAATACGTCAAAAACAAGTGTGGGTGCTACAACTCCTGCAACATTAGTTACTACATCAATGACAGATGATGGAGAAATAACAATTGATGTTGATCAGATTGGAGATGGAACTGCAAAAGGTTTAAAAATAACTTTAATAGGTACAAGATGATAATTAATCCATATATATTTAGTAGTGTTAGTTATGATCCTGATGCTCAAGCTTTTTTTACTGCAACTGGAATTACAAATCCAACACAATTAAATGCAGTAAATCAGTTAGTAATTGATTTAAAAGCTTACAATATATGGACTAAATGTATTGCTATTTATCCATATGTAGGGGGTACTGCTACTACTCATAAGTTTAATTTAGTTAATCCTTTAGATACTAATGCAGCATTTAGAATTTTATGGGCAGGTGGTGTTACCCATAACGCTAATGGTATTACAGGTAATGGTACTAATGGATATGGTGAAACTTATATTCAACCATCAAGTCATTTAATTCAAAATTCAACTCACATTTCATTTTGGAGTAAAACAAATAGTCAAAACGCAAATAGTGAAATGGGTATTTTAGATGGAGCTACAAATGCTTCATTAAGAGTAGTAACAAGAAATACAAGTAATAATTTAATATATAGTATTAATGATAATTCAGGAGGTGTTGTTGGTTCTCAAACTGACAGTAGTGGATTTTATGTATTATCAAGAACTGCAAGTAATAGTAGAAAAATTTATAAAAATGGTTCTGTTTTAAATTCTACTACAAATGCATCTACTACATTAAGTCCTGTAACAATTCCAGTATTAGGGCAAAAATCATTTAATAATACAATGGGAGCTTACTTAGCAAAGAATCATAGTTTTGCTTCTGTAGGAATAGGACTAATAGATACTGATGTAACTAATTTTTATACAGCGGTATTGGCATTTCAAACAGCTTTAGGAAGATAAAAATATTATTATGATAGAAGTAGGTTTATTAACAATAACACAAAAAGATGAATTAACAGGGCAATGGTATGCTCCTGATTCATACTTTAATCCTATTCAAGATTTTAATGATGACTGGGTTATTTCTATAGAAGAAATTGACCAATGTATTAATCCTGATTTTATGTGGGTAAAGAATTTACCTTTAATTGAATATATCCCCAAAAATTAAAAATGAAAATATTCAGACCTCAGTTTACTATTAAATCAGAGTCAGAAAAAGAAAAAATACAAAAAGAATTAGATGAAATAAGACAACGATTATCAAATAAGCTTAACACTAAAATGCAAAAATGGTTAGTGTTATCTGATATACATAGACCTTTTCATAATCAAGTATTATGGTCTAAGGTATTACAATTGATTACAGATTTAGGTAGTTCACTATATGGAGTTATATTAGCTGGTGATTACCTTGATCTATACACACTTGGCAGTTATAATGCAGAATCTCTTGCTAATTTATCAGGTCTTACTTTACAAGATGAATATATAGATGGTTTACAAGGTATTGATGAATTAAATTCAGTACTACATAAAGATGCCAAAAAGTATTTCTTGTTTGGTAACCATGAGGATAGATACTTCAGGCATATTAAAGAGAAGGACAATGCCAAATACGGTGGTGCATTATTAAATCCTACTGAAGCATTATACTTATATGAAAAAAATTGGGAAGTTAAAACTGATTGGCAATCAGATTATTTTACTCTTGGTAAACATTTAGATGTAATACATGGAGTATATACTAGTGTTAATGCAGCAAAAACACATCTTGATAAAACTCAACACTCAGTAATGTTTGGACACACTCATAGAGTACAATGTTTCCATAGTGGAAATAAAGCTGCTTATAATATTGGTGGATTATATGATATTAAGAGTAAAGGATTTTCATACATGCCTAGATTACAAAGAGAAACATGGGCAAATGGATTTGCTATTGTAAATATAAATGATGAGGGTGAGTTCTTTGTAGAACAAGTAAATGTATGGAAAGATAAATTTTTTGCAGATAGTAAAATGTATTAAAACTATTTGTTGATTAAGTAATAATTTTTTAAGATATTTGTTATGAAAAAACAAATATCTTTTTATATGAATAAAATAGAAGTTCTTTTAGTTAGTATTGATGAAGCATTTAATAAATTACAATTTGAACCTGAAAGGCATATATACAGAATAGGCAATAAAACATTACCTTCAGTATCATCAATGATTAAAAAACATGTAGAACCATTTGATGAAATATATTGGGCAAACAAAGTTGCTGCTAAAAGAAAATGTTCTGTAGGAGAAGTATTAAAAGAGTGGGAAGATAAGAGAGTTAAATCTACAACTAATGGAACTAGTGTTCATTTATTTGCAGAAAGATGGTGGGAAGATAAAACTAAAATTCCTACAACAATACAAGAACAAGGGTTAGAAAAATTCCTAAAGTATATAACAGAAGAAAAACAATATGAATTAGTTTGTACTGAGTTACAAATGTATTCTAAAAAATATAACTATGCAGGTACTTGTGACTTATTGGTTTATGATCCTATAAATGACAAAGTTATCTTATTAGATTACAAAACAAATTTTGAATTAGATAAACAATATAATTATTTATTAGAACCATTTAATTATTTACCTGATAGTCAATCAAATAAATATCAAATACAGTTGAGTTATTATCAGATAATGTTAGAAGAAGCAGGAATAAAAGTAGATGAAAGATATGTAGTATGGTTAAAACATAATGGTGAATATGAATTAAGATATTGTAATGATTTTACTGATGTACTTAAAAACTATTTAGATGAAAGTAATTGAAGCCATACAAAGAATACAATCTTTATATTCTAAAGGTGTTGCTGCTGATGATAGAAGATTAACTAATAGACATATTTACAGTAAACTAAAAACTGTAAGGTCTAGATTGCTATATGAAAAAATAAACAAAAGACAATATATATCAAGTGTAAACTACCAAGTATTGCCTTGTGTAGAATTAGTTAAAGCACCAATATCTGAGTGTCCTTGTATCCCACCTTTAGGATGTTGTATTTATAAAACTAAGTATCCTCTTCCTACTCCAATTAGTGGAATTAATGGACACATTATTAGAAGTGTTACATCTCTTGATGGTAATATAGTATTTTCAGAAATAACATGGCAGGATAAAAAATATAAACAGTATGATAAATATACTGCTACAAAACCTGACTATTTTATTTCTAATGAGTATTTGTATGTAACAGCTAAAAATGAAACTGAAGTTATAAGAATAGAGTTATTATTAGATGATCCTTTAGAGGGTTATCAGTATCCTTCTTATTGTCCTGTAGTACAAGAACAATGTACTTCATTATATGATAGAGAATTTAATTTAGATAACTCTATGATTGATGCTTTACTTGAACTTACAATACAATCATTATTAGTACCATTTAATTCAGGTGTAGAAGATTCATCTAATAATGCTAAAGATAATCCAGAGAATACAACTAAATAGATATGAGTAAAGGAAAGAAATTAGAAACATTTATTACAGCATATAAGAATTATAGAAGACATAATAAAGCAGTATTAAGAAAAGAATACTTAGAAATAGTTAATGGGTTTGCTGAGTTTTTAATGGATTGTATATTGAATGCAGAAACAGTATATCTTCCAGAGAAGTTAGGAGTAATACAAGTTATAGGTAAAAAACTACAACCTAAAGTTACTGATGAAGGAATACAAGGATTAAGTATAAACTGGGGAGCTACTGTTAAACTATGGAAAACATGTGAACCTTGTAGAGATAAACAACAAAAAGTATATTATTTTAATGAGCATAGTGATGGAATAAGATATAGATTTATGTGGTCAAGGACTGCTATGTTAATGACAAATAAGTATTTATACACTTATGTTCCTAATAGAAAAAGTAAACATAAATTACATGAAAAAGTAAATGAAGGCAAAGAGTATCAGTTATTAGAGGGAAGATATGCTCCATTTACTAAGTCAAAAAATAAAATTAAAAATACAGAGATATGAGTAATGAAGTTACACCTTATGTATCCATAAATAGAATCTTAGGAAAACTAAGAAGAGATTATGGTACTGTACAAAATATAAGTGAATCTGATATGATAGAGTGGGCAGCAGAAGCTTTAGAAGCTATTGGTGCCATTACTCTTTATGAGGAAGCTGTTGCTTTTATTGAAGTTAGAAATCATCAAGCTGAGTTACCTAATGGACTTCATGCTATTATTCAGATAGCTAGAAATACTTGTTGGGATGATGTTTCAGAATGTGGTGCTTGTCCTTCAGATGTAATTCAATCTGCTATTGAAAGTAATCAAACTACTTCTCAAAATACTACTCCTATTCCTGTTGCACTTAACTGTGATGGTGAACCTATAGATGCTTATGAGTTAGCATACTATAGACCTTATTATGATATGAGAAATGAAACAGGATACTACTCTAACTCTTATCTTTTTAATAATTGTTTTTCAGTAGTAAGATTATCTAACCATACTTTTTTTAATTCATTGGTATGTCAACATCCTGAAGGAGAAAAACTTTATTCTGAAGGATCAGGTATGTTTAATGAATACACTATTATAAATGGAGATACTTTAAGATTAAGTTTTGAAAAAGGACAAGTAGCAGTATCTTATGTTAGAGTACAAGTTGATGATGATGGTTATCCTATGATGCCTGATCATTATGCTTATACTACTGCAGTAACTAAATACATCATATATAAATTGATGGAAAGAGAGTTTTATGCTAACAGAGAAGGAGCAGTAGGTAAACTACAAAAAGCAGAACAAGACTGGCATTGGTATTGTAAACAAGCAAGAAATAGAGCTATGATGCCTAAAGGTGTTGACCAATGGCAAAACATTCTTGAACAAAGACAATACTTATTACCAAGAAATACAAGATACTATGGATACTTTGGTAAAATGTCAAGACCTGAATCTCGTAAATTTGATGATCCAGATTTCAGAAACTATTTCAGAGGTTATTATAACAGATATATATAATGGATAAAAATACAAATAGACCACATAAAGGTATGCTACAGGATAACAACCCTGTAGATCAACCTAAAGAAAGTTATAGATATGCACTTAATGCAATCAATGAAACTAGTGATGGTAACAGAACTTTATTATCTAATGAAAAGAGTAATGAGTTATGCTGGTCATTACCTGCTGGGTATTTACCTATTGGTCAAGTATATACTGTAAATAATGAAGTAGTAATATTTTCTACTGATGGTATTGATAGTGAAATAGGTATAGTTAGAGATTGTATCTATGAATCTATAGTTAGCTCTTCATGTTTTAACTTTACTGTTCAATATCAGATAGATGCTATATATAGACTTAGAAATGGTTGTGAAAGAGTAATTTATTTTACTGATGGATATAATCCTGTAAGACAAATAAACTTAGATAAATTAGATTTATATTATACTGCTGCTTATAAAGCATGGTTAGAAAATCCTGTAGGACCTTGGGTTGGAGAAAAATATAATTGTGATTTATTTGCAATTATTCCTCCTTATGAAATACCTTGTTTTTCTAATCTTGAAATTGTAAATGGTGGAGAATTATTATCAGGTTCATATAATTTTGCTATACAATATTTAGATGAAGATTTTAACCCTACTCCTTGGGTTACTATATCTAGACCTATTAATATTTACATGAGTAATGTAAATGGTCCTTATCAATATGTAGAAGGTTCATCAAATATAGAAAGTGATGCTACAGGTGGATCTCAAGTTCCTACTAATAAAGCTATCAAAATAACAATGACTAATTTAGATCAACGTTATTTTTATTATAGAATAGGTGTAATCCAAGCTACATCTTTTAATGGATTAGTTACAAAAGTTACAACATCTACTGAATTACCTATATCTCAAGATACATTTGTTTACTATGGAGATACTGCTGACTTTACAGAAATAACTATTTCAGAAATAGCAGTAGGTAGATTAGATTTAGAATATGCTGACCATATAGAACAATTAGAAAATAGATTAATATTAGCTAATACTAAAGGTAAGCAAGTAAATTTTTGTGGATTTCAAAAGTATGCTTCTAAAATTGCATCAAGATACATTATTAAAAATGTACAAGATAATAATGCACTAGCTGATGGTAATCCTAAAAATCCATTAACTCCATTTGAATACATGGGATTTATGGGTGGTGAAGTATATGCTATGGGTATAGTGTATATTTTTAAAGATGGTTTTGAATCTCCTGCATATCATATTCCTGGTCCTCCTAAAAATCAAAGATGGGATTGGAATACTAATACTTGTGTAGATATTGTTTCTACTTATGGTGTACCTGAAGATGATGCTCTTATATCTACTTGGAATTATGATATTGAACATATTGTTCCTGACACTATTCCTGCAATTAATGCTTATAATTTTAGTCCATTTGTAAGAAGATGGAGAGTATATGAAACTGCTATTGCTGTTAATCCTGGAGTAGAAGGACATATGGCATATTGGGAATGTCCTAATGCTATTTATGAAAAAAAAGATTCTTGTGTAGATGGAGATTATTGGGGAGTAGATTTTTGTGGTAATGCTTTAGAAGGGGAAAAAATTAGACATCATAGGTTTCCATCAAGAACATTAGAACCACATGTGGATAATAATGGTGGAGTAGAAACATTTTATAATATAAAAGCTAAAATAAAAATTTTAACTTCATGGCCAACACCTGGATCTCCTCTTAATCTAATAACTAATTATGATGTAGATGCTATTCCTCAAACTCCTGTTACATCAGTTGTAAATGATACTGATTTTGATCCTACAACTTTAGAATATACATTTACTGTTGCTACAGTTTCAGTTGATGATCCTATATTAATTACTAATATTGATTGTACAATTGATCCTTTAAGTCTTTGTGCTTTATATCCTACTGATTTTGAAGTAACATACACAGTAGAATTTGCATATGAAAATACATTTAATAATTCTACATTAAATATGTTAGGTGTTCAATTTGACAATGTTGAATATCCACATCCTGATATTATAGGTCATTATTTTGTTAGAGCAGAAAGAGATGAATTTAATAGAACAATATTAGATTCAGGTATTGGTAGATCTTTAAGACAAAAACCTACAGATTCATTTTTTTATATAGGTTTTGCTTATTTTACTAAAAGAAATAGTAATTCAAAATATCATTATTTTTTTACTCCTAAATTTTTATATCAAAAAGAAAACTTAAGGCCTCAATACATAAAACAAGAATTAGAGTTTATAAATACTCAAATTAATTTAGGATATTTATTTGAAGATGGAGTTGGTAATGCTTATAATGATACTGATACAGGAATAGATTATAGAACACAATTTTATAGTGGTACTAATGCTACTAACTCAGGAACTAATCATACTCCTAGTAAATTTATGACTTTATATGGGGCAAGTTTTGATGATAGTTTTGTTTCAGGTTTTGCACCAAGTGCTAGATTATATAATACTTCTTTAACTAATAATATACAAGTTGGAGAATTAAATATAAATTATAGATTACCAAGAAATGGTGATGATATGAATTATATTACTTATAGAGTAGAAAGAGATGTGCATTGTAATCTTGAAGGAATTAAATATTACAAAATGCATAACTGTGTTATTAATGGTGATTCAAGTGTAGTAAATCAACCAAGAATATTTGGAGGTGATGTATATATAACTCAATTTAAATTAACTAACACTTTATTTAGAGAATTTTTTAAAGGACCTGAAACTCAAATTCTTAATTACATTGCATTATTTGGATTAGCTGTTTTAACAGTTTTAACTTTAGGTGCAGCATCTGCTTTAACTATTCCTGCAGCAGTTGGAATAGTAGTTTTATTTGCAGTAGGAATTACTGCAAATGGTATTTCTGCAATAGTAGATGCTATGCAAGAAACTGATTTAGATCAATTAGTTCAAGATCCAGATTTAGATGGATTATCTAGTGTTCTTGGAACTACAGTATTTTATGCTAATGAATATTTAATGGGAGTATATGTAGAATCAGAAATTAATGTAGCATTAAGGCAACCTGAATTAAATGCTTGTGGTGAATATTTTAAAAATGATATTTGGACTGCAAAATATTTTAGATCTAAAATAATGTATTATGATCAAGACAATGAAAAGTGGACTCCTAAAGCTGCCCCATGTCCTGAACCTTATCATTATAATATAGATTTTTCTAGAATGGCTAAAGAGAAAATATACTTCTCTTTACCTAGATCTTATGATTGTTGTTCAGAATGTTTACAAAGTTTTCCAACAAGAGTATATTATTCTGAACAAAGTTTTTCAGAAGAAAATGGAGATAACTTTAGAGTTATCCTTTCTAATAATTATAGAGATATAGAAGCTGAACATGGTTCTATAACTGATTTAGTTAGAAAGAACAATAACTTATTTATACTTACTGAAGAATGTTTATGGTACTTACCACAAAATGTACAACAATCAGTAGTTAGTGATATAGTTACCTTTTTGGGAACTGGTAGTTATTTCTCTATACCTCCTAGAAAGGTAGTAGATTCAGATATGGGTAGTGCAGGTACTAGACATAAATGGTCAGTAGTTAAAACTCCAATAGGTATAGTGTATGTATCTGAAATAGAAAAAGCAGTTTACATTACAGCAGGTGAAGGGTTACAAAAAATTTCTAATCAAGGAATGTATAATTGGTTTTTTGAAAATGTAGAATCTTATTTAGGTAATCAGTTTTTACAATTAACTGGTGAAGAGTTTCCATATTTAAATAACCCTAATAATCCTAATGCTGTAGGTATTCATAGTGTATATGACCCTAGACATCAAAGAATAATTATAACTAAAAGAGATTATAAACTTTTACCTCCTTATTCTGAAAGCATTACTATTGTAACTGATCCATTATTTACAGGATATGTAGAAGGTCAAATATATTATATTAAGTTTTTAGAATTGTTTGCTATTGGAAATAATGTAGGTGGAGCAACCCCTATATTCTTTACTAATAAAGAATACTTTGAAAACAAATCATTTACAATTAGTTTTTCACTATTGTCAAATACATGGGTATCATTCCATTCTTATTTACCATTATTTTATTATAGTGACCAACATAATTTTTATTCTTCTATTGGTGTTACTAACTTATATAAACATAATATAATAGGTAATCATCAAAAGTTTTATGGAACAGATTATCCATATATTCTTGAAACAGTATCTGTATCTAATCCATTAACTACAAGACTATGGGAAGATATTACATTAGAAACTTATGCAAGAACTTGGGATGCTGTTAATAAAGATTACTATGATGTAAGATGGAAAACATTTAACTATATTACATTATATAATAGTAGACAAACTACAGGTGAATTAGATATGGTTGTTAAAGATACTCAAACTAATCCTCAAGATTATTATGAGCAACAAACTACTAACTCTAATACATCAATTGTAATAGATAGAAAAGAAAGAGATTGGCATATAAATGACTTTAGAGATATGAGAATTGATTATACAATTCCTATGTTTACTAAAGACTGGACTGCTTTAGCACCTGAGTATCCTATTGATAAAGTAATTAATCCTGCAGCTATTGATATAGATAAAGACTGGTATGATCAAGAAAGTTTCAGAGATAAATATTTAATTATAAGACTCAGATTTGCTAACTTTGAAGAAGTAGAATTAACTACAAACTTTGTTATTGAAACTGAACAACAATCCTTTAGATAATATGAAAAAGAAAAAAAATAAAAACTTACCTATAGATAATGGTTTACCTAAAGCAATATGGGGTAATTTTCTTACTACAACTCCTATACCTGCAAGTACAAGTAATTACCCTAATGCATTCCAACAAGTAAGTAATTCTAATTTACAAGGTATGAATATTATGGGTACAGGAAACTCAAATCCTTACCTTAATGCTTTTCAACAAGTAAATAATCCTAACTTACAAAACATGAATGTTATGGGTGGAGGAAGTGATGTTACTCCTAATAAGTTTGGAGAAATGGTTAATGATATAAATAAAATATCTAAGTATTTTAATAACAATAGTAGTAATTCAAAAAATTCTAACACTTCTAGTAATTCTGATAGTTTTAATTCTGCAAGTCAAATGGCAAGTAAATTATTAGGCCCCCTTGGTCCTCTTGCTAATGCAACAATGAAATCTATTACTGATATGGTTAAGTCATTTGAACCTGAAGAAGAAATGAGGCCTACTTTTAAAAACATAGGAGCTCATTATGCTAATGGGGGTAAGATAAATATTAAACCATCTAAGAGAGGAACATTTACTGCAGCTGCAACAAAGAGAGGTAAAGGTGTTCAAGAATTTGCTAGACAAGTATTAGCAAATAAAGATAAGTATTCTCCTGCTATGGTTAAGAAAGCTAACTTTGCTAGAAATGCATCTAAGTGGAAAAAGGCTATGGGAGGTTTAGTTGAAGGTGGTTATATGGATGCATTTGATGCTATGGCATTAGGAGGGATGACTGGAGGTCCTGGTGATCCTACACTTCCACCATTAAAACCTACTACATCTGATAGTTTAAATGTATATCATTCAGCTATGGAATTTGGAAAGAAAATGGAAGATTTAGGTTATAAGAAACAAGATACTTATAACATATTTGATGCTTTTAATCAATTTGTAAATACTGATGAATTTGGATTAGTTAATGGAAAACTTAAAGTTAAATCTCCTAATAAAAAATTAGAGCAAGTTAAGTTAACTGGAACTGCAGCAGCTAAATATCCTAATAAACAAGTTAAAGATGTAGGAGAATTTTATTCTAATAAGAAAGTTGATGACTATAAGTATAATGTAGCTGAACTACTTTCTCCTATGGGATATAATACAGATCTTCCTTATCAAACATTAGATGAAAGAATAGCTCCTCAAGGTGCTGCAAAATATACTTTAAGTAACCCACTTAACCCTAAAGCTGAGGATGCTGCAATAATGTTAAACTATGACCCAATTGCAGTTAAACCATATTCAATGAGAACTCCTGAAGAACAAGCATATGTTGAAAAAAAATATGGTAAACCTCAACCTGCTGTTAATGTTACACCAAGAAGTAATGTAGTACCTGTATCTGATCTTAGACCTAGTGCTAAAAAGTATTTTGAAAAATATAGAAAAGAAGGTGATCCTGCACAAGCAGATAGAGATGAAGCTTTATATAGAAAGTTTTTACAATCAGGAGTTTTAACTGGTGAAGAAGCTGTTGAGTTAGGAGTTCCTGGAGTTCTTGAAAAAGCTAGAACTCAACCCCAACCTCAGTCTCAACCTATGATGGATCCTTTAATGGCATTTGGTGGTATGATAGATCCATCAATGTATATGGAACAAATGATGTATGGTTCTTATGCTGGTGGTGGACAAGTACCTCAAAACATTCCTGTAGAAGTAGAAGGTGAAGAAATGTATGAATTACCTGATGGACAAACAGGAGAGTTTCAAGGTCCTAAACATGAAAATGGAGGAATACCTATTGCTTTACCTGAAGGTACTAAAATATATTCTGACAGATTAAAAGTTAATGGTAAAACTATGGCTGCAAGAAAAGAGAAAAGAGAAGCTAACATTAAGAAATTAGAAAAGCTTCTTACTAAAAATCCTAGTGATAGGTTTATAAAAGAAGCACTTCAAAGACAACAAGAAACTGCATCTTTAGAAGAGCAACAAGATATGCAAATGCAAGAACAAGCTAATCAACAACAAGCTATGCAAGAGCAAGCTATGGAAGAAATGTTAATGGGTGCTGCACAACAAGATATCCAACAAGGTATGATGGCTATGGGTGGTATGATTAAAAGAGCTGATGGTTCTTATAGTAAAAGAGGACTATGGGATAACATCAGAGCTAACAAAGGTTCAGGTAAAAGACCAACTAAAGAAATGTTAAAGCAAGAAAAGAAAATTAGAGCAGCAGAAAAAGCAATGGGTGGTTTAGTAAAGTATGATAATGGTACTCCTGAAGATGGAGTTCCTACTACTAACTTTTTAAATTTTCCTGAATTAGGATTTAATCCTAAATATAAAATTCCTTATGGAGAATCTTTAGTTACTCCTTATGTTCCAGATTATACTGATATAATTCCTACTGAAACTATAGATGGAGTTGAATATAAACTTATGGAAGATGTAGAATATGATGAACAAGGAAATCCAATAAGAGTTGTTTATAATGAAGTTAATCCTCCAACTGAAAGTTATTTAAGTTCAAAATTAAAAAGATTACCAAAGTTAAATGCAACAATGGGAGTTGTTGATGAAAAGAATCCATCAAATTATATTCCTGTACCTGTTCCTGGAGAAGAAACTTTTCCTATGAATTTAAGACCAATAAATGCAACAATAAGTGATGTAGAAGAAAGTCTTCCATCAAATTATACTTCTGAAAAAAGAGATAGGTCAGGATTTGATTTGTCAGATATTTTTGGTATTTTTGGCGGAGGTAAAAAAAATAAAAAAGAAAAAACTCCTAAAGCTGGAGGAACTACTAAATCTACAACTGGTGACAATGTAAAATATACTGAAGGAGATAGAATGGGTATGATGGGTAATACAATAGGTACATTTGGACCTGCTGCTATAACAATGTTAAACTGGTTAGGAACTCCTAAGAATAAAAACTTCTTTAGTGAATTTGGACAAGAAGCATTAAGAACTCAAATGGAAGCTGAAGGTATTGCAGGTATGGCTAAAGATGAAGCTTATAGAAAAAATCTTATGAGATCAAATGCATTAAGAAAACAATTAGCTAATAGTGCTAGAGGAGTAGGTGATATTAGAACTCAACAATTAGCTGCTGCATTAGCTGAACAAGAAGGAGCTAGAGATATTATGAGTGGTTATTTACAATCAATGGCAGGATTAAAAGGTCAAAGAGCTCAATTACAACAACAAATAGATCAAACTAGAATGGGTGGTGAATACCAAAGAGATTTAGCTAATAGACAAGATTTTGATAAATATATGGAAAGTCTTGCTACAGATACAACTACAATTTCTGAAGGTCTTCAAAAACGTGGTAGAGATATGAATACTGCATTGCGTAATAAACATATCTTACAAGCATCTAAATATTATTCAGCTTATGGTATATATGCAGATATTGATGAAAATGGTAATTTTGTTTTAAAAGATAATAGTACTGGTAAAACAATAACTGAAAAAGAAGCTAGAGAAAAGAAAAAGAAAATGGATGAGGAAGCTAAAAAAGCAGCAAGTACAACTGCATCTACTACAACTACTACTGAAAGTAAATAATTTAAACTAATTGAATCTATATAATAATGGGAAGATTTTATAAAACAGCAAAACCTAATATGATTGATTTCATGTACCAAGTACCTGAACAAGCTATATTAGGTGCTATTAAAGGTGCTGATGCTCAACTTGAAAAACAAGATCAATATATTACTGATTTTCAAAAACAACTTCAGCATAAAGCCTTATCTCCTGATGTAGCAAGACAACAAGAATTACTTAAGCAATATGAGGATGAAATTAAACAATATGCTTTAGTAAGAGATACTAGTCCATTAGAAGCATTAAAACAAAGACAAGCAATTAGACAATTAGGTAATAGAATATATGAAGATGTAACTAGAGGAGAACTAGCTGCACAATATAGTAATTATGCTATTAGACAAAAGCATCTTGAAGAAGAAACTAAAAGAGCTACTAATGCAGATGGCACTATAGATGAAGCAGACTTAGCTGAAGCAATGGCAGAATGGGATAGAAGATATGCTGCTGAAAAAAGAGATGAAGTTACAGGAGAACTTATACAAAAAGGTGGAGTTAATTATGACCCTACTACTGGTAAGTATAGAACTTATGGTACTGAAAAACTTTATGATTTTTATAATCGTAAAAAAGAATTTGAAAAAATAGCTGAAGGTTGGGAACCAAGTACTGATACTGATGTAACTACAGAAAAATTAGTAGGTAATTATTATGTGACTACAAGAGAAAAAGATAGATTATTACCAACAGATGAATTAACTTGGGGAATTTATAATACAATGTTATATGATCCTAAAGCTATAAATTATAATACTCAAAAAGCAAGAATAAAAGGAGGTGGAGAAAAGAAAGGATATGAAAGAGAATGGTCAAGATTATTTGGAGAAAGAGAAGAGCCAGGTAATCCCTTTAGTAAATTTAAAATGGAAGAAGTAAAAGATGCTGAAGGTAAGATTATGACACAAAAAGTTAAAAAAATGAAAGATGGAAAAGTAATAGAGGAAGAAGTACCTGTAATGAGAATGGTTAATCCTGGTGAATTATTTATGGCTGCTCAAACTGCTGCAGGTAAAAAAGATATAAATCAAATAGTTAGATCTACAACTTTAGATCTTAGTGAAGCAGCAGAAATAGAATTACAAAAGAATAAAGAAATTGCAGTTGCTAAAGCTAAGAAAGCTATAGAAGATCCTATAGTAACAATAGATACTACAGGTCAAACAGTTGCACAAAAAACATCTGGTTCAACAATTAGTGAAGCATTTAAAAATCTTACTGCTTCATATGAAGGATTACAATTAATGAAAGATGAATTAAAAGGTACTTATGCTAATGAAATACAAAATACTTTAAATGCTAATCCATCAAAATTTGGTGCTACTGCAATTGAAAGAAAACAAAATAAAGAATTAATAGATGATTATATAAACAATGGTGATTATGCAGGATTAGAAAAATTCTTACAAGGTAAAGGTATTGAGTTACCAGGAACAATGGAAGCAGCAAGAATTCTTAATGAAACACAGAGATCACTTGGTAATAATGAAAGAGTAGTTAGTGCAATTAAGACAAAAGTCATGAATACTCCAGAATATCAAGATCAAAAAACATATTTAAAAACTAAATATGCAGCAATAAGATTAATAAATCCAGAGTTAGCAGATGAAATGATGCAAAAAGATTTAGATACTTATATAGATGATTATGCTGCTGCAAATAAATTAAATCAAGTAACTCAAACAGTTAAGAATGTTCAAGGTACAGAATGGACAAAAAATAACATAGCTACTAAAGATGAAGTAGCAGAATTAAATGAAGGACTTAATTATATTAAAAAGAATCCTTTTGAATTTCTTTCATCTTTATCTAGTGCAACAAATGCTGTAGTTAATAAAGTTGATACAAAAGGAAATGTAGTACAAACATATACTAGCTTTGTTGATTTATTAGCAAGTAAAAAAATATCTCTTGATCAAGTAGTAGAACAAACAGAAGATAAAGATGTAGTTAAATTAGTTTATAAAATGCCTAACAGTAAAGATAAATTAGCAGTTATAATAAATAAAGTAGATTTAATTGATGGTGATGTATCTAACTTTCAAGTTAAAACAAGTAAAGGTAAAACTGAACAAATTGATCTTGGTTTATTACCTATTAATGCAAATTTACAATTAGTTACAATTAAACCAGATGGTACCTCACAACCAGAAAATGTAAATATTATAACTAGTAGAGATAATGTTAAAATTAATAAAATTGAAAATGTAGTAAATAATAATTCTAAGATTCAAGCATCAGCTTATGTTCAACAACAAGTTAATAATGCTCAAGGTCAATTTGAAGGATTAGGAAAAGGAAAAAATAATTATATTGAAGATCAATATGGAGTTATATATTATCCTAATGAACTACAAGGAACAGCAAGAGGTAAAGTAATTATATATGATAAAGGAAAAATCATTGAAGGATATGGACAAGATGGAATTCAATTATGGCAAAACTATATTCTAACTAAATAACTAAATAGTAATGGCAAATAACTTTGATAATAATAATCCTAAACCAGGTGTAAATCAAAATACTGAACCTGTTGATGCTAGTAAAATAGTTAAACAAATACAAGAAAAAGATCCTTCATTAATGAGTTCTCCTACATGGACTGCTTCAACTCAATTAGGGAATGAATCTTTTATGAAGAATAAAATATATGATCAACAACTTGAAGATATTAATAAAAAACTTGAACAAGATGTAATCAAAGAAGAGTATGATAATTTTTGGTCTGGTACTGCAAAATGGACAGCTAATGTATTAGCTACTGCAGGTGCTTTTGTATTAGATACAGTAGGATTTGTAACTGACCCTGCTGATTGGAGATTACCAACAATAGGGGGAAGTATAGATGCAGCTGCTGGATTACTTGGATATAAAACAAATGTAGCTGACTATACAGATTGGGTTGAACTTCCAGGAATATTTAATAAAGGTTTTGAACTATTAGATGATTATACTATAGCAGGTGATGGAGATGTAACAGGAAATGGTTGGACTAAAGCTGCTCAAGCAACAAGAGATTATGCTAATCATTATTTTCAAGTTAATACTACTAATGATTGGTTTGATTGGGGAACAAATTTATCTTCAATGATTGTAGGTAATGTAGGAGGTATGCTTATACCAGGTGCAGGTGTAGCAAAAGCAGGTCAAGCATTAAAGATGGGTAAAACTGCAAATGCATTATTAAATGCATTTGTAATGACTGAATCTACAGGTTTATCTATTGCTCAAGATGTACATGATAAAGTATATGGTGAAGTATTACATAGTCTTGCTCCTGAATTAAAAGATATAGAAAGTATAGCAGGACAAAGAGCTTATGAACAAGTAATGAATGAAACTGGTAGTATTAAAGATGCAGAATGGGCACAAATGCAAGCTATTAAAAAAGCTAGACAAGATTTTGCTTTAGAACACCCTGATCTTGGTGCTCAAGCTACTAAGAGTGCAGGTTATGGTGCTGATGCAACTTTAAAATCTATGGCTCCAATTTTTGCATTAAACTTAATTACAGCTAATGCATTTACAAGAACATTATATAGTCCAAAAAATATATTAAGTAAACCATCTTTTATTGGAAAAGGTAGAGTTTTAGAAGAAGCAGGTACTGAATTTTTAGAAGAAGGTATCCTTGAAAAAAATGCTGAATATGCAGGTGTAGCTTATGGTACTAAAGGAGAATATACTGCTAGAGATGCATCTAAAATTGTTTGGGATTATGATAAAAATCGTGTTAATTGGTCAAACTTATATGAAGGTGCAATAGGTGCACTAAGTGGTGGAATAATGGGTGCTGGTCAAGATATACTTAGTTATGGTGGAAAAGAAGGTAGAAAACAAAAATATGAAGCTCAACAAGCTCAAATACAAAAAGAAAATAAAATAGGTGAATCAGCAGGAATACCTGATATGATTAGAAAAACTACTACCTTAATGAATACTTTAGATCAAGTAAACATGATGGGTAAAGAAGCTACAAGGCTAGAAAAACAAGGATATAAAGAAGAGGCTGATGCTATTAAATCTAAGATGTTATCAATACAAGCTTATGAAGCTTTTAATGCTGGCACTACTAGTAACCTTATTGAAAACTATGAGAAGATAAGTAATAATCCTAAAGCATCTCCTGAGGTTCAAGCAAGAGCAAGAGAAGCTATTGTAGAAATTCAACAGTTAGGAACTCTATATGAAAAAACAAAAGGTAAATTTATTAATGATGATCAAATATTTGGTAATAGAGTAAATGACCTTAGTTTAACTAAAGCTGGAAATCAATTACAAAATGAAATAGTTCAAAAAAGAATTGAAGCTAGTAAGGCAATAGAAACAGCATTAGAAATTGGAGAAGCTACTTTAAAAACTCTTAGTAAAAAAGAAGATATATTAGATGAACAAGGTAATGTAGTAGGAAAAAAAGAAATACCAGGAAAAGAGTTATCTTTTGATATTGCTAAACTTGATGAAAATCCATATACTGATACTGAAGAAAGAACTGTATATGATGCATTTAGAAGTAATGTAACTCAAAATGTACAAGCAGTTAGAGAACTTGTTGAATTAGAAAATAGATATAAAGCAAATAAAGAAATTAGAAATCAAAATGAAAAAGAATATAATAGAATAACTTCTAAAGAATATCAAAAATCTTTAAGACAAGAACAAAGATTAAGTGAAGTATTTAAAGCAGGACAAGCTGAATTAGAATCTTTAAAAGGTACTGATCAATATATGCCTTTAGTAGATGCTATAATGGAAAAGTATAAAGGTAAAATTGATGAAAAAGATTTTAATGATATTAGAAATTTTTATCAACTTGCCCATGAGAAAAAAATAGCTGCTCAAGAAATTACTAAACAAGAATATATTAGAGATAAGTATTCAGATAAGACTAAACAATCTGAAACTATGAGTAATGAAGATCTTGCTAATAGTGAAGGTAAGTCACCAACATCTGAACCTGTAGCTGAACAAACTATGTTAGATAATGTTGCAAGAAAACTTGCAGGTGGTGCTACAATGAAAACTCTTAGTAAAGCAGAACAAGAATTTTATATTAACAACTCAGCTCAAGTAGATAAAAGAAGAGCTGAAATAGAAGGTAATGCTCCTGTACAAGAAACAATTGAAACTGAAGAAGTAAATCCAGAAGCAAATAAAATAGGTAATCAAATTTTAGATTTAGTTGCTGAGAGTAGTGGAGTTAATCCTAACCCAGTTAAACCTTTATCTGAAGGTAAAGTTGATAAAATAGTTGGAGAAACTACTCCTGATGCAGAAGCAATAGCTGATATAGAAAGAAGAAGACAAGAAGAATTAAATAGTTTAGGTCAAAAACAATTTAAATTACTTTTTGAAAAATTATCAGAAACTAAAAAACCTGAAGAGATAGCTAGTATTATTACAAGCATTGAGCAAAATGTTGATCAAGGTGCTCAGTTAAATGATGAACAACAACAACAATTAACAGATGCTAAAAAACAATTAAAAACAAATGGATATGAAATAATTACTTTTAATTCATTTTTTCAAGGAATAAACGCAAGTGCACAACCAATACCTTATGATAATGAAATTTTATCAGAAGAACAAGTAAATAATCTTGAAAAACATTTAGATAAACTTGAAAAAAGAAATGAAGAAGTAGATTTAAATGAAATACCTCATCCAGTAAGCAGAATTGTAGAACCAGCAGTAAATAAAGATGGTAAAATGATTAAAGCTGCTAAAGTTATTATATTAGTATTTGATACAGTAGAACAACTTAAACAAGCTATTGAAAAATCTAAAGCTGCTGGATTTAACAAAGTTAATGCCGCTAATAAAATCAATGCTAAATATGATGCAGAACTAGCAGCATTAAAAGGTAAGCAAGCTACTGAAACTAAACAAGTTATTTTAACTCCTCAAGAGCAATCTGCATTAAATAAAATTAAAGGTGATCAAATACAAAAGCCTTTATTCCATAGACAGTTAGGTACTAACTTTCAAACTATTGTAGATTCACTTATTGCTAAAGGTGCAATTAAGTCAGAAGGAAATAACTATGTTAAACTTGAACCTAGTGTTACTGTAACTATAACTACTGACAATAGAACAGAAGCTCAAATAGCTGCTGATAATCTTATCAATAGTGAGTTTACTTATGCTGGTGATGAATATCAATTGATAGTTCAACAGAGTAAAGATGAAGAAAAGAATAAGAAAATAAAAGATGCTGTTGATGTAATCAAAGATAGAATTAAAAATAATGTACTTAGTGGTTGGAGAGTAGAAGAAGGAAAGATAGGTAACAAGAATATTTATAAAATATTTAAACCTGTTACTAGTGGTATAAATGCACAGCCTGAAGAAGATGTTAATTACCAACCTAATGAACTTAATGAGAATATACCTGCACAAAAGTTACAAGAATTAAAAGATCTTGTATCTGACTATGTTGAGATAATGGAAATGGAGTCTGGTAACTTTCCATCCTTTGAAGAATTGATGAAAAACTTTATTAAGAATGTAGGTAGAAAACAAGCAGAAGCACTTATTAAAGTAATAGGTAAAGGTTGGGAGTTAAATAATTATGGTACTATAACTAACTATGATGCACTTATTTCAAAGTTGTTTAAAGACCCTAAACAAATCATTAATGATTTAATGAATCTTGCTCCTGAAATATCATCAGAGATTACAGTTAGTACAACTGAAGAATCAACAACAGATTTAACTCAACAAGTTAATAATGAAAATAAAGAAGTAAAAGAAGTTCCTGTAGCAGTAACCCCTGAAAACAAAACTGTTTATGAAACTACTTCTGATATTGGTCAAGATACTAGACCTAAGCTTGGGCATTCTTTTTCTCAGGCAAATATTAAATATACTATCGAAGAACAAGTAGAAGGAGTAAGTGTAACTACTGAATTTGAAGAACTTCCTACAGAACTTAAACTTACTAAGTTAGTTAAGTCTGCTAAGTTATTAGACTATGATAGTTATCAACCTGGTACTGAGTTAGAAATAGTAGTACCTGATCAAGAAATATTAGACTTCTTAGTTATACCTGATAGAGTAGAAGATACTACAAGTCTTTTATTTGGTGCTGTAAAAACTGATGAAAATGGTAAAAGAAAAACAATCAAGTTTACAGATTGGGTAAATAGTAAAACAGAAGAGTATGCAGCAAGAGGTGAAAACTTTTTAAACTCTCAAGAGTATTGGGATAGAATTCCTATGCTTGTTAGAGATTCTAATGGAGATTATGTAGCCTATGCTCATGAACCACAATGGTATAATCCTACTACATTTGGTGGAGATATCCAACAAGCACAATCTAATATTAGAGAAATTAGAAAAGCTGCTAAAGATGCTCATCAAAAAGGTAAAACATATAAAGTTGTAGTATCTGATAATGCTGGTGGATTATTCCCTAGAGAATCTTCTAATCCAGTTACAATAAGAAATGCTAATCCTGATGCACAAGTTGCATATCTTAGACAAGATGGTAATGGAGCATATAATCTTTATATAGATAACAAACCTGTTAATCTTAATGTAATTAACCTTCAACCATTTATTAGTGCTCAACAACAAAATATAAATGCTAAAACTATTATTGCATTAGATATAAGAAGATGGGGTACAGACAAAGATGGTAATCCTACATATAAAGCATTGTACTCTATTAGTCCAAAGCTTAATCAAGAACAAGCTCAAACTGTTACAAATTTAGTTCTATCTAATCTTATTCTTAATAATAGTAGTATTCCAGAAACTTCTAAAGGAACATTTTTAAATTTACAAAGTCAAATTAAATCTATTCCTAATAAAGAAGATGGACTTAAGTTAGATATTAAAGATAGAAATCAATTTGAAAGATTACTTTCTAACTATATTATATTTAGCTATAACAAAAAACTATATTCAAGTGCTGCTAAAGAAGATATAAAATCTAGAGTAGCAAGTAAAGATTTTGCTTCTGCAGAAAGAACTTATACTGCTATACAAAATACTCAGACTAAAGGAAGACCATATATGTTTTATCAAGATGGTTATTTAGTTTATGGTATTAGTGGAGAAAAAGCTAACATACTTCACCCTGACATGATGAGTTTAGATAATGGTAGAATAGTTTTAACTCCTGAACTTGAAGCTAAACTAGAATACCTTAACCAAGTTTTAAGTAAATCTCAATTAAGTTTATCTAAACAATGGACAGGTCCTGTAGTTCATGTAAATAATAATTTTGGTTTAACTACTGTAGCTAATTCTTATCATGACTATCTTGCAGATAACTTAACTACTAAGATTAAATCAATAAACATAGGTAATGAAAATAATCCTAAGTATGTTACTAGAATACAACCTTCAATCTTCTTTGAACCTAAAAGTACAATAAGTAGAAATCAAGGTCAAGAATCTGTATCTGACAATAAAGTAACTGAACAAGATAAACAAAAAATATCTAATGTTCTTGAATCTACCTCTGATGAAAAATTAGCAGAAGCAATTCCTGAACTAATTCAAGATGGCATTGAAATTTTTGGTAATACAATAGAAGAAAAAGTAGAAGACCTTAAACAGGTTGTTCAAGAAATGAATAATGATTCTAAAGAAATTGTAGAAAACTATCTTGAAGCAGAACCTGAAGTAGATAACATAGCAGAGTTTACTGAGTTTTTAAAACAATCTGAAAATCAAATTAAATGGGTTAATGAGTATTTTAAAAATGATTACTCTGAAGATGTAAATTATCAACCTAGAGAAATAGAAGATGAAGATGTTAAAGAGATGAATATTAACCTAATGAGAATTGATGGTCTTAGTAGTAGACATCAAACTCAATTAGCTAACTATGTTAATATTAAACTAGGTGATGTATTATCTACTAAAAGAATAAATCAAAAAGAAATTAGAGATAAGGTAGTAGAAGAACTTAATACCTTAGTAGGCAACAATAAACAAATACTAGAAGATAATCTTGCTAAACTTAAAGCAATACCTAATGGAGATAAGATACAACAAGTATCTACTCTTATTAACAAGTATCAAGTTGCTTTAGATAAGATAAATCTTGTAATGGATAATGCTGATGTTATTTATGAACAAGCATTGGCATTAGCATTGAAAGATTTAAATGGTAAGATTGTAGATAATAAAGTAGAAATTAAAGATAACTCTGATGAGAATGATGGAGATAAACAAGAAGGTGATGATGAACCAGAGTTTCCTGAAGAAGAAGCTGGATACATTGGAACTGAAAACTATTCTAAAACTTCAGTAGAAGTTAACCCTAAGACAAGTGTTACTTCTACTCTTAGAAGATTTATGAGAGATATTCCAGATGTAAGTGTAAGAACTGGATTACCTAAAACAGGTGCAATGGGTACTCCATTGTATGTAGATTTTGATACTGCATTTGATACTATCATGAGTATTCTTGCTGATGCTCCTGTAGATTATAAGCAAATGTTAGATATCTTAAAGTTGAATCAAGATAAGCAACCATGGATTCCAGCATTTATTGAAAAGTTAGAAAACTCAAGTAATGAAGTTAAGAATCAGTTTACCTCTACAATGGGTAAACATGGTTTGACTATGGAGTTTATGATGTTCTCTTTTAGTCCACAAGGAGTTAAGTTAAAAGTAATGAACACTAATTCATTTGCTATTGGAAATAAAATAAGTAGAGATTGGAAAAACAATCTTACTGCTGAGAGTCCACTAGTTAATGAGTTTGGAGAAATACAATTAGATGTAGTCAATGAATTATATGACCAATATAAATCATGGTTAGATGCTCCTGCTGATATTAAATCAGAGTATGCAAGATTACTTACACCTTCAGTTAAAGCTAATAAACTTTTAATTGCACCTACTGAAAAAACTGAAAAACTAGTAGCTGCATTAAAAACTAAAGATAGAAGACTTGTAGTTGACAATACTGCATATAGAGTATCATTAACTCAAGATGGTAATATTAGTATTACTCCAATGGGTAGAAATGTAATGTCTTCAGCTATTGTAAACTATACTCAACTTAGTTTAGAAGAACAACAAGAAGCACTTGATATTACTAAAAATTGGTTAGGGGCATTTGGTATTGAAATGACTGAAGATGCTATTGAGTCAATATTTAAAAATGGTATTTATCATCAAGGTAAATTAGTTACTCCTAGAACCTTCTTCCAAAAATCTGATAAGACAGGAGGAGCTATTGGATTACTTGCTAATTGGTTAGAAACAACTAAGTCTGTTTCTGTAACTGAAGATAAACCATTGATGCTTGATGATGACAATAATCCTTTACTACAAAGTGCTATTGAGAATACTCTTGCTGTTCATCAGTCTAGATTCTCTCCTGGTGTTGTAACTCCTTCATTTAGAGATGGTAAAAAATCTATCTATGGATTTACTGCACCTAAATATATTACAGATAGATTTAAAGATTTAAAAACTAATCCTGCACTAAGAAATCAGTTAAGAGATTTAAGTTTCTCTAAGAAATCATTATGGTTACAATTCTTTGAAGATGGAAAAGATTTACCAAACTGGTCATTTAGAGATACATTTAATGTAAGTCATTTAAGTCTTAATGCTATTAAGCAGTATGCTAAAAAGATTTATGGTGATAATGGTATAACTTCTCTTGGTGATATAGATCATGAATTAGTTAAAGTAGGAATGTTCCAAGATGTTAAACAAGGTAGCTTTACACAACCTTTTGTAACAGGTAATGAAAGTATATCTTTAAGAACTGCAAGATTCTTTACTCCTACAAATTCAGATAAGACAACAATGCCTTTAATTAAAACAATGGCATTAAAGCTTAATGAAAAAAGATTATATGATACTAATGAGGATAATAAGTTAGTACCTAATGAAAGTGTTACAAATTTATTATTTGAACAACTTGTGATGCCTGAGTTAGAAAGGATATTAAACTTTACTAAAAACATAGGAAAAACTGATATCAAGAATTATGATAAAGGTGCTCAAATGTTTTTATTACTTCCTAATTTAAATAACTTAGTTGTAGGAACTACTGAAGATAATATTGATATTACATTAAGAGATGTTCTTATAAATAAAGAAACTGAGTTAGAAAATGTATTAGCAGAACATAAAGATTTAATTCTTAAAGAATTACAAAACTATGTTCGTTATCTAACTGATGAAAAATTAAAAGTATGGGAAAGTAATGGTTACTATACTGTAAGTGAAAGTGGAAATGTAACTAATAAGTTACTAAACTCTGCTTACTTAAATGAAATACAGGCAACTAATGAAACAGAAAAAATAGAATTAGCTGCAATGGATTATGAAATTAATCAAATGATTTCTAATGCCAATGCATTTATGACATTCATTGGTGACCCTGCATTATATTATAAGGTAGATGAATCTCAAGGACCTAAGTCATTTATAGAAAAATCTGAAGAAACTTTTGTAAATGTAGGTAAGAGATTAGCTGCAATGATTGCTCCAGGTTCTAAATTAGCAGATTCTGAAAATGAACAATACACTCAAATAGTATTGGCAGATAGAGTTGCATTATCTGAAAATATTGAATTCCTTACTGAGCTTTTAGATAATAAAAAATTCAATTGGAATAAATACAATGAAATAAAGAATAGAAAATCTCCATCTGAAGATCCTAAAATTGTTAAGGAGTTTGAATTAAAAAGAGAAGCTGACATGAAAGCTTTCTATGCTGAATATCCTAATTCAAATGGATACTTTGACATAGAAGGAACTGATGCTCAAGAATATACTACATGGCAAGAGCACATGCATATCCTTGAAAAGTTAGGTAGATTAAGTGATGTTGCAGTAAATATTACTCCTGAAGAAATAAGACAAGCAAAAGAAATGTTTGCTAGTGGAACTCCTAAATCTCAATTGACTGAAGCTCAAAAGGAAATTCTTAAAAAAGTATTACAACCTATTAAGCCAGTTTATACAGGTCAAGTATTTGATAAGAAGCAAGATGTAATGAGAATGGTGTATATCAAGTCTTCTTCATTCCCTCTTATTCCTCAATTAACTGAAGGTACTGAACTTGATAAGTTAGCAAAGGCATTAGAAGAATTACAAAAAGAAGGTGCTGGTGATAATCCTTCTCCATATAAATATGTAAGAGCTTCTTATCAAACTGCTAACAAAGTAGGTAGTAAAACTAAAGGATTAGATATATTTAATGGTGATGGTTCTATTAAAGAAATATCTATAGATGATCTTAAATCTCATTCATTAATTTTAAATAGAAAAGATTTTAAGATTCAGTTAGATGTACCTTATAAATCTTTAAAAAGAGATGAAGATACTATTAGTAATACAACTCAGTTAATGAAGTTGTTATTTGGTAATGGTATGATGGAACTAGATGGATTTATGTATGATGGTAAATCTTTAACTGGTACAGAACTAGAAGAAGAATTTACTAAGTCATTTATAGAGTTATCTAATCTTAAAAAACAACAACTATATGATGAGTTAGGTATAGATATTAAAACTGGTAAACCTACAAATGTTTATGAAACTGCTGCTAAACTTCAAAAGATTTTAAAAACTGAAGCTGTAAACAGAGGATACTCTAGACAAGTTATTGAATCTCTTGAACTTGAAGTTAAAAACATAAATGGTGAAGATGATATCAGTTTTAAAATGCCTATATGGTTAACTGCTAACTCTGATAGATTTGAATCATTGTTAAATGCTATTGTCAATAACAGAATAGTTAAACTAAAACTTCCAGGTAACTCTTATATTGCAGGTTCTGAAGAAGGATTTAAAGTTCAAACTAACTTTAAAAACATTGACAAGAGTAAAATAGTATGGACTTCTAAATGGAATAACAATTCTTTACAAGGAGCCAAATATGATAAAGATGGTAATTTAAAATTTGCTCAGGTAATAGCTCCATCTAAGTTTAGAAAAAAAGATGGTACTCTTATTGACTTATTGGAAAAAAGAAAAGGAGAATATGTTTATGTAACAAAGACTAGTACAGGATTCAGACTTAAAGAAGACATGATTGATTCTGAATTATTAAACAATACTTCATTAAGGATTCCAACTTCTGGACATAAATCTGGATCTCAAATTGAAATTGTAGGTTTTTTACCACAAGAACAAGGAGATTTAATGATTGTACCTAGAAACTTTACTAAACAAAAAGGTCTTGACTTTGACGTAGATAAAGAAAATACTTATCAACTATGGCATGAAACTGATGAGAATGGTAAGATTACAGTAATGAAAGAAGGTGATGAAGAAAAACTTCTTCATAATAAGATTGTTAAAACATATAGTGCAGTATTTAGTAATCCATCTAAAGAAGTACAAAGAAAAATAAATGGTATCTTATCTATTGACTATGCTAAAGAACAAGCAGAGTTAATTGATAGCTGGACTAATAAAACAAAAGACAATACTTATTTTACACCACTTTCTTCTGAATACCAAAAAAGTAAAATGTTCTTAGGTGCTAGTGGTAAAGTAGGTACTGGTGCTTATTCTCTTGATGTAACTTCACAATCTTTATTTGAACAAGCTAAGATTAAAGGTACTCAACTTGAAGCTAGAGCTGTAGTAGGTAAAGACCCACTTACTGGTAGAGATATAACTGAAAAGTATAGAGTAAGATTTGGTAATGAAAAAGAAAGTACTGGTAATCTAGGAGAATCTAAAACATTAGAAGGTTCAAGAACTATCTCTGAAGTACTAGAAGAACTACAAAACATTGCAGTAGATAATGAGAAAGAACAAGTAATGGGTAGAGTTAATCTTACTTCATTTACTCTTGATGCATCTAAAGCTATGGCATTCTTAGGATTTGATAAGAGTGAAAATGAATCTAAGAACTCTATTCCTTTCTTACTTTTATCTCAACCTATTATTGTAGAATATAGTAAAGAGATGGCTAATGCTAACTCTAATGTTATTAGTTCTTATGGTGATAAAGAACAAGCAGTTATAAATAAACTACTAAATAAATATGGTGGTAAAGATTATGTACTTGGTTATAGAAAAGATGTAGAAAATAATGATATACTATCTGCATTACAATTAGAACAACAACTTAAGAGTGTTGAGGTTGACAATGCTTTACAACTTGCAGCACTAAATAGATTTTTAGAATTAAAGAAAATTGGTGAAGCTCTTAGAGGTGTTCAAACATCTATCAATACAGACTCTAAAGGTTTAAGTAAATCTATACCTGAGAATA